TTCTGAACATTTGATTGCCAAATGACTTCAGGGCACGCTCAAGATCGTTGACGGTCACATAATTTTGACCGTCTTGCTGCAACACCGGCCCCGTCGTAATTTGAACAGTGGTGTTAGCAGCGCCACCGCTCATGCCTCCTGCTGCTGCTCCTGGGCCGACAACGCCGCCATTAGCAAAGGCTGGGATGACAGACCTGCCACGCGCGCCGCCAAGATAGTTTGCAGCGGCATGTGCCATCTTTGACTGCGGAATGATGTACTCAGGTTCGCCACCTTCGCCAACCATTGCAACAGTTGGGCCATTGACAACACCGCCATCAGCAAACCGAGGGAGGTTTACATTTGGAATAGTTGGAGCACTTATACCAATAAGCCTAAGCGCTCTGTTGGCAATCCTGATGATGCGATTTAAGGCGTTAATCGCAGCGTTTACAGCGCCCTGAACATGCCCAATGACGTTATTAAAAACCCCCTTAATAAAATTTGCAACTGCCGTGAAAGGAGCTTTGACAGCTTCAATCAAGCCAAAGAACGCTTCAGTAATAGTGTCGCGGAAAGCAAATAACGCAACACCTGCAGCTGCAGCCAATGCAATCCAGCCAACAGGGCCAGTAAAAACGCCGGCAAGAATTGGCAGCAAGCCGCCTAAAATCCCGCCAACAGAAGTAATAGCGCCGCCAATTGAAACAAACAATGCGCCAATCTTTAGCGCAGCCAAACCCTTAAAGGCCAAAACAATGCCAGGAATAGCTGGGGCTAAAAGAACAAAGGCAGCAGCTAAAGCGCCAACGCCGAGGATAATTGCCTGCAACGGTTCAGGCATATTGCTAAAAGCTATTCCCAAGCCGTCAACAGCATCTGCCAACCTTTCAAGGTGGGGCAACAATGCAACCATAATTGTCGTGCCAGTTTCTTGAAGTCTGTGCTTCATCATTGTCAATTTATCGTTAAATGCTGCTGACCTGTCCGCAAACTCTTGAGTCATAACACTTGAAAAATTGCGCATTGTCTCTCCGCCTAAATTCAACATTGGGATCAACTCAGAACCAATGCGAGTTCCAAAAATAGCGGAAGCCAAAGCAGCTTTTTCAGTGCCGTCTGCCATGCCTTGGAAACGGTCTGCAATTTGCAGCATCACATCATCTGCTGCACGCACCTTGCCGCTTGCATCTGTTACAGATACGCCAAGCCGTTGGAATGCTTCAAATGCAGGGCCTTTACCTTTTTGTGCAGCATCGTCCATATTTTTTGTTAGCGCTGGGAACGCACGCTCAAGGCTTTGAATGCTGGTGTCGCTCAAGTTTGCAGCCTGCCTAAAACGATCCAAAGCCGGCACAGCAATGCCAGTTCGCTGCGACAGCTTTGACATTGAATCCGCTGCATCAAGAGTGCTTTTGGCAAAAGCTGCAATCCCTGCCACCCCTATAACAGGCAGAAAATTACGCATGGCCCCAAGCGCACCACCGGTTGCCTTTCGCAAACGCTGCATTGCAGTTGCAGTTCTGTTTGATTGACCTGCGACCTTGCCTAAACCTTTCTGCAGCCCCGTTATTTGATTCTCGCCAACGACGTTCGCCTTAATGGTCAGCGCGGTCGTCATGTCAAAAGCCATGCCTACTTCTCGCGCTGATTCAGAGTCTCCACCACTGTAGCTTCAATGATCTGCAAATCATCTAGCAGCCGTCGCGGGTCATCAACGTCATACAGCTCAAAAATCCAACGCACCGCGTTGTAGTCAAGCCCAACAATCCCATTGGCACTGATCCGCCATTGCGTCTGCACACGCATGAACATCACAACAGCGGCCCAAGCCTCGGGGATAACCTCAAAATCTTTGACGCGCTTTTTTTCTGGCAATGAAATGCCAAAAAGCTTTGCGTCTTCCGCTGTTTCGTCAATTTCAACGCCGCCAGCCCAATACTTAGCGGCGCCTATTAGTTTCCCCGCTTTTCCTCCACAAGCGAATTGAAATACGCCTCAATCAAACATGCTGCCATCATTGGCAACTCAAGCAACTGCTCTTTTGTGCGACGCGTAAACGCTAAGGGCTCACCATCGCCATCAACAATGCCGGCCCAGCCAACCAAGATTTCATCAGCAACGCTGACGTCTGAGATTTCAGACTCAACGCCGTCAATACGTTGTTGCGCTAACTCTTGAATTTCAGCAATGCGAGATTGGGGCAGACGCTTAAACTCTGCCTCAAACTCTTGCTTTTCGCGCCGTCCGCCGGAGACTGGTTGCCGGTATGTAATAGGCCAGCTGTAGGAATCAGATTCCTTGAGGACCAGTGCCATTAAGTGAACGCAAGACTGAACTCATTATTGCCTGCTGAAGTTGGTGTTGCAATGTATGGCAACGTAAGCATCTGAATGCCATCGGCGTCGCTATAAGACGGACCGCCTAGATCAATTTGAGCGGCAGTGAAGGTAACAATGTTCCCGCCAGTGCTGCCATGCTGGAAAGTCAGGTTGCCAGTGCTTGTGCCCGTTGCATCAGTGAAAAAGTTATGCGTGGCAAGAGTTGTAGCTTCTACAACGCACTCACCAGAGGGCTCACGATTCACAATGTCGATGCTCTTGCTGCCGCCAACCAATTCGCGGTAAACCACCTCATTGGAAAGCTCAAAGCTGATTGATTGAGCCGCACCGGCATAGCTGAACACCTGGAAGCTAGAGGTGTTGTCGTTTTTGAACACCAAGGGATCAGCTTGGTTGCTGTAGGTCGGGGCACTGATTGCAGTATCAGTGGGCGCATTAAAAATGCCGGTCATTTCAAAAGCAATCACCGGGATCTCGCCAACCTCACAATTCATAGAGAAGGTTCCTCGGCAGCCGGTCGCTTTATGCAAAACGCCATCGTTGTTGAAATAGATGGTGACCGAGCTAGGCGCTGCGTCGCTGTTTGGCGCATAGGTCACACTGGTGTCTGCCACGGTAGTGGCGGTGCATCGGCAAGCCTCTAACAGAGGCCCATAAGCCGGTGCAGTGCCTGCAGTGCCAGAACCTGCAAGTTCAACCTCAAAGTTCACCAACACACGTTGCTGAGCTAACAGCTGATCGGCTTGGCCTAAAAACGGACGGACTAGCTCGCGATTGACTGTGTCAACCTCAAGCGGTGTCATCTCGACGTTACGAACCAAAATGGCATTGGCCGAAACTGTTGGCGTTGGGTCTGTGCCATATGTTGATTCTGTTTCAGCCAGAATCATCCGCTTTCTTGACAGCAGGGGCATGATTCCACTACCAGGTTTGCTAGGTCGATCTTAGCAAGGTCACCCAGAGCTGAGATCTGTTAATAGTGTCCGATATTTCACAACAAAATTCATGCCAATGACGCCAGCCGGCTGATCAGCGTCAATCTGCTCAAAGCTCACAGAAGCAGGCTCAACGTCAATTGCATACCCTCCAGCCGTAAGGTCATTCATCATCTTGCTGTGAACGTCCTCAACGATCGCATCAGCCGCCTGATCTGGCACAGAAGATCGCACGATGACTGACACACGAACGCCAAGGCTCCAATCCAAACGATCGAGCCGCAGGCTTTGTTCAGGCGTGTCGCCTGTTGGCTCAATAACTAAAGCCGGTGATTCGCCACGACTTAACGGGACAACACGGCTGCGATAGATACGCGTCCCAACCTCAGCAGTGCCAGCAAGACTTGAGGCAATATCAGCCAAGATTGATTCACGTTTTGTCGTCATGTTTTTTGAAGTGCGATTTCGACCATGAGCCCGTCACCAACTAACCGAGTCTCGCGGACTGTGTAATCAATCGAATCAACAGTGATCGAGTCGCCACTGACAAGGCTTCCAAAGTCTGAGTTCTTTGCTGTCACTGTGTAATCAGTGCTCAACACCATGCCGCCAGCAATGACTTCGCCTGGCATATCAAGCAAGACGTTGGCGGTTGTTGACCCCGCTGTTGCAGAAACAGCGAAAGGATCATCTAGCGCAACGGCAAGATCATCAGCCAGGAAGTCTGCAAGCGCCATCGTCTTTTGCTTTGCTTGTACGTTTTGCCTTTGCCTTGGGCTTAGCAGATGCGTCGCCCTCGACAGCCTTGCCCATAGCAATCAGCAGGGCGCCATCTTTGTCTGAAACGTCATAAACCTGACCAGCTTCTAGGGCTTTGCCAGATGCCATTACGTTTCGCGTGCAGGTGATTTGCATAAGAAAAAAAGGGGCCGTTGCCGGCCCCCTCCTCGTTATCAAGCGGTGGTGATGTCCTCGATGGATGCAAAAGCGGTGGCCTGTCTGACCGCTACATCGAAAGAAACGATGCCGCGAACAGAGGTCAAAGCCTTGCTGAAATCATCGGAGTCAGTGCCCACGGTGATCTCAAGGCCGTTGCCGTAGAAGCCCAGCATTGCCTGGCTAAAGTCACCAGCAACCAGAGCAGAGCACACCTCAGAGCTAGAGCCCTTTGTGAGGTTGGAGGGCACAGCGTTGGTGACGGCGATCGGATAGCCGTTCAAGGTCAGAGGCGTTGGGCCGCGACCGATGGACTGCAGATCAGCGTTGTAGAGGAAAGCACCATCAGTGGCGGATGAACCACCAGCGCGGAGTTTCTTCAGGGCGCCCATCACCTTGGCGTTGGTGATGTAGGCCATGTTCGGGCCTGCTGCGTTGTCCTGAGTGACCTCAGTCTCAAGATCGACAACCTTTTCTAGGGTGATCGCTGCACCGTTGGTTCCCATAGCAACCGAGCCGATGCCCGAGGTGTTACGGATGCCGGTCGGCTGGCCGGAGGAACCGGAACCGTTCAGAACTGCAGCGTCGATGGCAGCATTGATGCCATCAGTGAGATCACGGCGAATTAGCTCTTCAATGCCAGGAGTGGCCTGAAGCAGAGTCTGACGGCTGTACTTAGACAGGGCTGCCAGATTCTTAGGGCTCATCGTCACCTGATCAAAGGTGGATTCAGCCTGTGTGATTGCAGTGGTCTGAGATGACAGATAGCTGGTCGAAGCAACACCGGAGCGGCGGGGGATTGCAACATCACCAACCAAGCCAGTCAGGGTGCGAACGCCCAAACCAACAACTGGGGAAGCATTCCGCAGAGCTTCAATGAAGTCATCAGCCAGCAACTCAGTTGCTACCAGATTGCCGCCAACATTGGCCGTTGACGTGACATAAGTCGCGCGTTGGCTCAGTGCAGAGAAAGGAACAAAGAAGGTCCGCTCGCTAGTAGCTGTAAGGCCAGAGCTGCGAGCAACTTCCTGGCTCAATTCACGAACGAGACCAGCGCCGTGGGAGGACCAGTCACCAGTAATCAGGGCGCGAACGCCGTCCATGATCTGATAACGGGACTGGGTGCCCTGATCAAGATCTACTGGGGAAACAGTTTCAACTGGCTTGGCGCCAATCTTCTCAAGCACAGCCTCACGGGCTACGTCAAGAGAAGAACCGTTTTCGACCAGTTGCTCAGCAAGGTCACGCATTTCGTGCTTACTGCACAATTCTTGAATGTTGCGAATGCGGTTGCGCTCAGCTGAGGCAGCTTTTTTTGAAGCCTCATCGCGCACCACATTCAGATCGGGTGCTGTGGACATTGGATCGTCAGAATCAGGTGG